CTTCCGATCATCCTGCAGCCTTCCTTATTTAAATAGTAGACATTGGCGCAATCTCTTTCCGGATGACGGCGGACGTTCAGCCACTCACTCATACCTTGCAATATCTTTAAGGCGTTTCTTTTTTGACCGAGCGCATGGATCTGCTGCAGCTGCTCCCTTGTCGCAAATCCCAATCTATCTAAACTCAATAAGATTCTTTCTTGGCGTTCTCTCTTTCTCACTAAGATGGTTGACATGCTTATCTTCCTCCTTGGGTTGCTCAATCACTTCACTCGGCGGCACAACAGCAACGGACGGTACAATATAACTCTGCAGGCGTTCCATCATTTCTTTGTTGTCGATCAGCGGTGCCTGTATTTCTTTCACTTCGTGTGTTTTGTACAAGGCCCTTCCCTTTATGTCAGACGGCAATTCTTCTGCCCCTGTCACATCTATCGCCACCTTACTTGCGATACTGGTAGAGAGTCGGAAAGAGAGTTTGGCATCGGCGTTTTGTTTAATCTGCCGTGGCACGGTGTCGGCTGTTGGATATTGCGTGCAATAAAGAAGACGATAGCCCAAGGCTCCAGCAATCCTGGCTATTTCACATAACTTCGCTTGGCAAAATGATAGCAAGGCTTTTGTTTCTTTATCCATCCACTTTTCGGGCGCCAATTGTGCTGCTTCATCTACAATGATAAATTTCCTCTTTTTAATAGGCGTATCAACAACGTTGGACCAATTATTTGTACGAAACTTGTGATACTCTCCCTCGATCTGATTCAACATCCTATCCAGCAATAAGGCGGCATCTTCTGGATTGGCAACCACTCTCTTTACTTGTTTCAACCTTTCGTATGGACCAAACTCTAGCCCTCCTTTTAAATCAATAATATAAAATTCAATGTCATCTGGATTGTTTTCGATCAATCGCGTCATGGCATGTTTTAAAAATACTGTCTTGCCAAAACGTGTGGTCCCGCTTATTACCATGTGTGGGGTATGGTCAAAGTTGTGATAAACATAGTCATCAAATCCAGACCCAATAGGGATGGTCCATCTATTGGTTTGCGGCAACTCTTTATAAGGAAGCAATTTAGGGATTTTTGTATCGTAGACTTTTACTTTTAGCAAATCGTCAAAGGTGACCCGTACTGTTTTCTGCAATCCCACTCCTAAAATGTTTTCTTCGGCAATTTTTTTAATCTTTGTTTCGGACATGCCAAGCGGCAAAGCAAACCAGTATTCCATGCCGACAACTTTCTTCCCGTTTAAGATGGCTCGCTTGCTTCGAAAGTCCGGAATGGTTAATTCTCCTTTCTTTTTCATCCCAAATTCAGCGGCGGCAAAAATGGCATTTATCTTCTTTACTTCATCTTTTTTACTCGGCCAGAGCGCGGCGGTTGCCATGGCGACAGGAACAGCTAACAATTCAAGCACGATGATTCCTCCTTCCGGTATCTACTGTTTGGCGAAGGAAACAGGAGATAGAAATGTGATGAATAAGAACATTTCAGTTACGATAAAAACAGGTAATAAAACGGGTGAAATCACACACCAAATCAAGCAAACGAACGGACCCGGGCAAAGACTGCCCCTACACTTATCATGCGTCCAAACGAACGCCATGGCGTGGGAACTATAAAAACTTCATTAACTGGACAACCAGATAACCGATAGCCCCGTATTTGACCAGTTCACCCGTGAACGACAATAGCTGATGATTGATCGACACCCCCGCTCGTTCCAGCGCCCAGACCCCCGTAAGGACACCACCGACCGAACCAACAAAGACTAAACCAAATGTGTAAATATCCATGATGTCAGCTCCATATCAAAAGGATTAAAATTGTTCTCTATTCCCCAGCGGATCACAGCTGCACGATGGCTGATGAACTTGTAAATCGCTTCAGTGATTGGTGTGGATTCCATAATGGATCTGTTCATGGAATCCATGTAGCAAAACAAGTCATCGCCGCAGTATGCTTTCACCTTCTCGAAATGACTTAATGACGGCGTGCTGTCCTGCTGATACCAGTTGGACTCACGAATCATATCGGCCGCTTTATCTAATGGAGTGTAAAAGCCGCATCGGTCGTGATAGTCTACAAACTTCTCATAGGTGCCCGTAGCACGGCTGCAGGGCACGCCATTAATCTTTACAATCATTGTTATCACTCCCCTTTGTGACGATTCTATGTGTTCAATCAGTTTGATATTCACAAATAATTGTGATTTTCAAAAAGAGGGATTGTACTTTTTTCGCTGAATATTTATATAAAGAGGTGAGAGGATGAAACTAACACCACGCATTGAAGGTATGCTAAAAGAGAGCAAATACAAAAGAGATTACATATTAGAGCAAGTTGATATTTCCACTAACACTCTGACTAGTTGGATGAAAGGAAGGTCTTACCCTCGCATGGATCAAGCGAAGATATTGGCGGATTTGCTAGAGGTGGGCATTGAGGAATTATACGAGGAAACAAAAAAAGACCCTCCAACTTAATGGAGGGTTACTGTCAATCTTCTTTCCGTATTTGCGGGTTAAAGCCGAACTCTCGGCTGATCTTCTGCTGGGCGGTCATGGCGGATTCGAGAGTGTTAAATACACCTGTCCAGACTCGCTTTTCTTTGGGAAATGGCTTGTACCCTAGTTTGGCACCGATTAATTTGGCTTGTTTTTTAGCTTCTTCATCAGTTTTAAAGATTCCAGTATAAACGCGGTACTTGCCAGGCGTACTTGTGGATGGCTTGTTTGAACCTGCTGCAACTTTATTTGTGATTGCTTCTGCAAAGTCCTTCGCAATCTGATCAATATTCTTTTTCAGATAAGCAACTTCAGTTGGATTGGTAACAAAGCACACTTCCACAAGACGATAGTTGACACCGATTCGCTTGGCTGTATTAGCGTTTAATAAATTATCTCGCGGATGAAAGGCTCGATCATGGCGCCATCCGAAATGCTTTTTGATCACATCAGCAAGCCGATTATCCAGCGAATCTGCTTTAAGTCCAGCACCAAAAATGATGTGGCCACCTTTGCTTGTTTTTGAAGCGGCATCCAAGTGAAATTCGATGACGATTTTTCCTTTTAGTGAATGAATACCACGCCCGTCTTTCGTTTCTCGATAACAGTTTTTTGACATATCATATATCTCAATCTCTCCACCGCTATATTTTTTGATGCGTGGGGCCAGTTCTTGACGGATAAAATCACGCTCATTAATGCCATTGTCTGCAGCTCCCGGATCTCCTGCTCCATGTCCACATACAATAATATTTTTACTCATCATTTTAGCCCCTTCCCTTTGGTTCTTTGTATCTCATGGCTAGATTGCTGTCTGCCACACCTTTTGTTGTCGGATCATTCAATGCATTAAATACGCTGACGCCAACGATAAACAGCACATAAGGATTAGACAGGGCATTCAGAGTAACATCCAACAAAATAGGCCAAGACGTAATGTCCTGACCTGTTAAGCCGAAATATGCACCGACTGGCACAACAATAGATAAAAATAGTTGGAACCAAAAAAGCGGGTTCTTTGCCCGCACCTTCCAGTTGATATTCATTTATTTACCCTCCAAACGCTTTTGTAATTTGATCCCAAAACACTATGACAGCTCCTATGATCCCGCTAATACCGGTGCCGCCGATCAACCCTAATGCTATTTCTTTCCTCGAATTGATTTTCAACTTAGAGACTTCTCCTTTTGTCTCTTCCTGTTTAAGGGAGATACCCAAGGAGTGTTCAATTAAGCGATTAAGTAAATCCTTTTGATCACTGGAAGATTTTATGACAGTATTTTGTATTTCGATTTGCCCCTTTTCCATACTGTCAATTTTCTCTATGACTTTCCCATAATTAGTTTCTAGATGCGTTATCCTTTTCTCGTGATCATCTATTCGATGTGCCACTTTATCATCCTCCATACGGACCCCCTCCTCACAACTTATATCCCTTTTCTTGCATAAAAAATACACCGATTGCCAGCGGTGTTTGTGTGGTAATTCTAGTTTTGGTTGTGTCGTATTATCGTCCTAAAAAGGCATAAAAAATAACGGCCTAAGCGTTTGTGTAATCCATGCCGGTTATTTCTTTAAACTCATCCTCTGTTATTTTGTCCCGTTCAACAAATAAATTTATCTGTTCAATCGTTACCAACTTTCTTGGACGATTCCATGCCATATTAAGTAAAGCAAAATCGTTAGACCGTTCCATCTGTCTCTACCCCCTCTAACACTTTATCAATTTTTACAGAGTAGTCTTGGTGATACTGACATGGGACAGACATGTACTGCGTTTTTAAATCTATTAGACTTTCAGTAAGTACCTCGTTTTCTGCTTTCAGTTTTGCGTTTTCTTGTAGCAACCGTTTAGCATTTGGATTATTTCGAATAGCTGAGTGAGAAGTAACATTCTTGATTTCGTCAACTCTGTTCACCCAAATTGTTTGTTCAAATTCGTCTCCGACCTCAAAATCATCTGATTTACCGAAATCATAGCCACCCACGGTGACAGGTTCATTTTGATGAATTTCAACTACTTGCTTTGTTTCTAAATGATACTCCAAGTAAACCATAAAAACCTCCTATTCTAGCCAAATAGCGTATATTTTGGCTTCTAAAAAGTTGTAGTTAGGTACATACGACACCACCTGGACATAAAAATCTCCACTTAGCGAGGAAACATCAATAGTTGTTTCCAAACTAGTGCCATCATCATACAACGTATTTCTAGCTACATATTGTTGTTCTGAGCTATTTTTAGTTTTATCTATCTTAAAATACAAATTTCCTCTGTCGTTAGTGCTTGAAAGATCATAAATCATTTTTAGACTATTAAACTCCGTAACATCAATAAGAGTGTCTGTTGTAATACCGATTTTATCGTATTGGTCATCGTTTTTGATGAATAAACGTATATGGTCGCTATTCTTAATGATACTTCCTCGACTACCACTTCGATAACCTTCTACTAACAGTATATTTTCTCTTCCATATTCATAAATTTTTAAGGCGTACTGTATAAACTCTTTCCAAACTCCCGCTATATTCCCCTTTGGAATGAATTTCTTCCAAATTCCTCCCATATTTACCCACGCTGTTTTTACATCTCTATAAGTCCCGCCGATATTTACCCATGTTTTCTTAGCCATATTATCACCTATTCGTATTGAAAATAGATATCGCCATCTACTCCGCCAGTAGGATCAGTAGTTCCAAATGTAATCTTTCTTCTGTTTTCTACAGGAAGAGCATCTTGTTTTCCATTCCATTTTTCCCTTTCAGCAGCCTTCAGGTGCAGCGTTTCATCCGCCGAATGCGTCACAAGAGCATCATTTACTTTCTTAACGGCATTGGCAGTGGCCGCCTCTGTAGTAGATGTGCTGTTTGTTGTATCGTTTAGCTTTGTAGCGCCTTTTTGGCTTGTGCTAGCGTCAGGTAGTTGTGTTGTTGGCACCTTTTTACTTTCATCTAATTGAGCTAATCCGCTTGACGATCCGGCTTTCTCGTCAATAGCATTAGCCAACTCATTCACAACTTTCGGTACATCTGCGGCTATATTTAATGTTGTTAATGGCAATCCTAACTTTTCTGTTGGCACATCACGCACCCCCTAGTTTTGTAGTCAGTAATTCTTCGAACGTTAATCCGCTGTTTAGTAAATCCTCGAATGTAGCGAAGTTAGCTTTTACCATAGCGAATGTATTATATTTAAACTCATAAAAGATTTCCAAATGAGCCGGCACAATGTCTCTTAACGCCTTTTGTATATCGCTTAAATCCGGCGGCAGTCCTAATTCAGAAATGAATTTAATTGTGACTGTGCCGTCACCCTCAATGACTTCTACCTCGCCAAACTCAAAGGATTCAGCCGTCAATTTAACAAGTTCCTTTGTAACTGTTCCAATCCCTCTTAATTTAGCTATCACAACAGAACGGCGCTCACTAAGTGACTTTGATGTATCTACAGGAATACCCAGCATAACTTCCCATTTGATTAACTTTTGAGCATCGGCTGTAAGTGCTGACCTAGAATCGACATAACGAAAAAACTCCACGGCAAATAACGCCAGTTCCTCTGCGGATCTGTCGTGATGATTTTTCATTTCTTTTATGTCCTGCCAAAACATCGGGATGGCATATAATAAACGCTCTCGTATTTCGTTACGGCTGAACACTAAAGTTCACCGCCCCTACTACCGCTACCTCGTTATCAGCTAACTCGATATTGGCTTCGCCGCCGTTGACGAGTAATGATGTCCAGTCGAGGACACCCTCTTGTTCTAACAGTAGAGCAGCTAATCGAGAGTAACGGACAATGTTTGTATCAAATGCTGTGTCCTTAAATATGAGCGTCAACATTTGCGTGTAAGCCTCTTTGATTGCGTTAATATCGCCGTCAGTTGTTAGAACTAGTGTGGCAGTTACGTTGATAGGTTTTTCAATGCAAGCTTCCACAGTTACATTTGCCCCGATAGGCTTCACCTTATCAATGTATTCAGCTACTTCCTGTACCTTTTCTTGTGTGGGTGCCCGTCCCTCATTTGACAGTAAAATAACTTTTACAGTGTTTGGTCCGTTCCATGCTGGATATACTTTGGCGTTTTCGATGCCTGGGACTTCCGTTGCCCATTGTTTGTAATGAGCAGCATTGCCGCTTGTCGCTGGGTTACGCCGGTTGTTCAAAAATCTCGATGCCAATTCTTCGTCTGATTCCTCGTCAAAGCCGCCGTCTGTTTCCGTTAGATTGGTTACTGTCAGAACTTCCGCTAAATCGCCCACAACACCTGTGATGGCTCCGACAGATACATTACCATCAGCGCCCTCGTAGATAGCCGTAACAGGCACTGTGACGCCTTGTGGTGTAGCTATGACATCAATATCAGTCGCAAACAGCACGTTGAGTGTAGCAGGCGCAAATACCTGTGTTCCCGCTGGTACAGGAGTAGGTTCCGGCGCTTTGAGTATCACTTCACCTTTAGCTTTGCCACCGGGTTTTCTCGTCTCTCCCCACATCGCTACAAAGTTATCTAACTTGTAGCCGGACATGGTGATCTCACCTTTTTCATTGACGATAAAATCTTCATCTTCCTGCGCTTTTAGCTCGGCGTATAGGAGAGATATTTCATCCGAGACTGGAGCCAAAGCAGTAAAAGTCGGTGCCCCTTCCCGCTTGTCGATGTCAGACGGTGAGTTATCCAGCATGTTCATGAGTATTTGCGCTGCCAGTTCATCGTTTAATGTATAAATCATTCTCTCACCACGCTTTCTGCCTGTCCGTTGACGCGGATGTCAATAAACGCCTTGTTGCCCTTAAAATCTACTGCCACCGTTATATCTGTTAAATCTTCATGTTGTACGGCTAACTCGTTAATCCCACGCAGGATTTCTCCTTCGATTACTTCTCTAGGCTGCTGTTCTTCAATGAGCCGTTCGAACGGCGTGCCGAATTCGCCGTTTATCGTGTAATCATATTTTTCGGTTAGGCAACCAAGCTTAAGCCATTGTATTGCCTTATCTTGACCGGTGATTTTTTGTGAGGTCCACCGACCATTTTCAAAGTCGATATAATAATCGACCGCACCGGAAGAAGGCTGTGATTCTTCATTTTCTACCGACTGTACATCTATCTCCATTAATTGTACGTTTTCAGGGATAAGCGCCATGGTCACCCCTCCTTATCCAAAATAAAGCCGAATATTTTATTGCCTGTGTCATCGTATACAACCATGACACGATCACCGACTTCCAAGCCGTTATCAATCATGATGGTTGCGTCTCGTTCTCCTAAGCTATCATTAAAAATGATATGCGCCGGATAATAAGCGGGCATTAGATGAGCGAGCGGAGTAAGGGATGATGTTTCTGCTCCATTTCCATCTATTTTCACTTCAAGTGGAGATGTCGCTATCACCGTTGCAAAATCAAGTTTCACATCTTTGTTGTAGCCTTGTTCCTTCATCATCTTCGCAAAGTCGGTAAACGGATCGCTCTTTTCTCTTGGTATGTGTCTCATATCACCCCTCCTTATAGCACCCGATTAATTTGCATAAAATGTTTGCCCCAGTATTTATGGTTGCTCGGCAAGTATCCATGCTCTTTACATCCACTCGAAGCTAAACTCACGCAATAGCCCGGGCGTGTTACAATACCGACATGACTAACAGCGTTGGCTCCGCGTTCCTTAATGGTTCCTTTGAAGAATACTAGATCACCAGGTTGCGCCGCACTTGTCGCTATCTTCCTGCCCTTTGTGATTTGTGACATGGTTCCATGACCTAAATTCACACCGATCTGTTTAAAGATAAAGAAAGTGAACCCAGAACAATCTCCTCGACCGGAAGGAATATTTTTCCCGCCGAATTTGTAAGTGAGTTTGCCTTTGTAACTCCTTGCTAACTCAACAACCTTATCTCTTTTCGGATCACCGGTTTTCGCGCCTTTCCCTTTTCCTTTGCTTGAGCGCTGATCTAGCTTCTTCTGCCATGCCGCTTTGATGCTGTTCCACTTCGCGGCTTTGGCACGAGCGTCAGCGGCTCCCTTTCCTTTTTCGAGAATCGCCACTTCAACGTTTCTACGACCGAACCTAGATGTGTTGGTGCGCCCCTCGATAAGAACATCCACCCGTTTTCCGCCGTTTTCGTTTCTAATGGCTCCTCCGGTGTCTTCTGCTAAATACAGGCCTGTAAACTCTGGCATAGTCGGCACGTTGATATGGACAACAGACCCGTAAGGGATAATCTTAGGCGATACAGCAATGGTGCGTTTATACGCCCATTTGGTGCCTGTAGCTGTCTTGGAGTAATCACCACTTCCGTTGATTCCACCTAAGCGCGGATCATAAGCAGTGCCGATAAATCCAGACACATAAGAGATGTCATCTAGTTTGCTGTCTAAGTCGGCAGTTTCGCCACCTTCTGCTTTATCTTCATCCGGCTTTTCGTATGGAACAAACTCTGGATTGTATGATTTGGATAACTCCAGCTGCATGGTGCTGTATCCGTTTTGACCGCTATGGGAATGAGCGGTGACAAAGTAATAATCATTCATTCCTGTCATTTCATCGTAAGCCTCAATGAGTGTACCCGCCGAGATGTTGTAATCAGCTAACGCTTCCACAGATACATGGTCAGACGGCTTTTTCAGTTCGTCCAGGAAACCTTGCGCCAACGCAGAAAGACCGCCCGGCCCGTACACATCTTGTGTATGTTCCACAGCGGTCAATGTTCCGTATTTCTTTTTAGCAGCGGCATCGACTTTTACCACACGGGTATTTCGTTGAGATTCCCCACTTGTCATAATGACTTGCGTTTTTACTTCTTCAATCGAGACTTCACGAGTGGATCCAAGCAAGTTTTTACCCCGCTCGATAATCATTCGATTCGGTGACATGGTAACTTCTCGCAAAGACAACTTGCCATATTCAGAGCGGATGTTATACCGCTTTTTCGTGCGTAAGTAGGTTTCAGTGAGCACCGTTTGGATAATCTCCCACAGTGTTTTCTCAATGAATTCTAATTCGGCAAAGACATGTTTTGTCTTGTCCATATAATTGACGCCCACGCCTGCCACGCGGCATAAATGAGCGATAATTTGGTCAGCGGTCTTATTCTGAAACTTGATAGTGATTTCATTTTGCTGCAGATACCAATTGTAATCCTGTACCCGCAATTGCTCTGTTCCATCACCGCTGATTGTACGGGCGGTAATAACCCCTCTAAATAACTCAGTCGGACCCGGGAATCCTTTGCCGGTTGGATATTCCAGCATAACCTTGACCATATAACCCTCTTCGAAGGGCAGCCAGCGCCGGTCGTTTTTCAATTGCTTATTATAGGTTGTGATCTCAAACGTTTCGCCGGCAATGTTAATGTCGCCGCTCCACTCATGCCCTGTCACAAACTCGGTAAAATCATACCGGTAATCCGGCGTGTATAAATAAAAATGAAGCGTGGGCTTCATCCGTTCGTCAAACTCTTGATATACCCGCTGTAACGCCATAACTCGCCTCCTTCGGCGTGGCTGTTACGCCTGTGCCTATCGTTTTCTTCGCTGGAATTGTCAGCTTCTGTCCAGGAAAGATATTGTACTTTGCCTTGATCTTTGCTTTCTTATTAGCGGCATCAATCAGCTTTTTATTAGCGTTGTAGATGGTCATGTAATCCGCTGTATCATAGTATTTCTTAGCAATGACACTCAAAGACTCGCCTTTCTTCACCGTGTGTGTAGCGGGCAGTTTCGGCTTCGGTTTCTTGCTTGGCGGTTTCGGTTTTGCCGGTGTTTTGCCGCTTGTTTTTTTAATCGCTACTTTTCGGAATGTTGGCGGCTTGTAATTGACAAATTCCACTGTAAACCATACATCTCCCAGATGACCTGCCCGCTCGTTGTCATAGTTTAATTGAGTAATCACGACGGTACGATTAAGCCCCCCTGCTTTGGAATAGAGCTGCAGAGGGACTTCTTTATCGCACCACTCACGGAGTTTGCCGATAGACAGTGACGGTATTTTATAGGTGCCGGGCGCATTGACAACATAAGAAGGGTCATGATGAGCAGGGAAGAAAGTTTCCAGTGTGAAGCGGTCTAACTTCGCCCCGCCAAACACCGTCCGTTCCCCTACGCCGAGTATTTCAATCACTTCCGCCTTACCGCCGACTTCTGTCGGAAAGCTTTCTGGAGGAACAGGAAAAACGACGTTGGAGGATGCATTACCGACCTCCCACGCCGCTACATAGATTGGTTTTCTCATTATGCACCCCCTGCGGCAATGACGTGTTGAATGTTCAATACCAGTTCGCGAGCCATTTGTTTGGTTGTTTTCTGCGCTCCGTGTATATGAATACCGCCGTTAATGGTAATGTGCTGTTTGGTTGGAGCGGCTGTGCCTGTCCCTTTGGAAGTAGATGCACTTGCTTTTTTGCTATCAAAAGCGGATGTATCAAGCACTGGGCGTTTGCCATTGGACCTTAACACACCCATTTTGCGAAGCATGTCTGATTGTTGAGCAGTTAAAACTGACTCGTTCTTGTGCAGCTCTGCTTTGTATCCATCGAAGGGAACTTTTTCCAATCCTGTACTATGCCCCGGAAGTTTAGGTGCGCCCGGAACAGCTAAAGTGTTAGGGACGAATCTAGGCTGACGAGTCATAGGCATTTTCTTAACTTTCTTCGGCTTGTGGTTCTTGTTGCCGAGTTGACGATCTCCCCAGCTTACCTTACCGACTTTCCCGATGTTGACGCCTGGCACCTTGTTAATAGCGCCAATCAAATCATTCACCATGTCAATGATCGGATTGATTGAAGCAGCAGCGGCTCTTTGCATAGCGGTCCAGACATTTTCCCACACGCTTCTAGTTGACATCCATCCTTCTGCTAGTTCTGCAGCTGTTCCAATTAGTAGCTTGACTGGAGTAAGCACCAATCCAACAACCCCATCCGCTTCTTTTAACTTATCCCACAATTTGATGGTTGCACTTTTAACTGTATCCCAGTTTCTATAAAGAAGGACCCCTGCTGCTACAAGAGCGGCAATACCAGCGACAACCCAAACGAACGGATTCATTAACATTGCTGTGTTTAACCCCATTTGTGCAAATGTGGCGGCTAATGTTCCTAATCTATATGCTTCCATCAAACGCGCAATAGTTCCAACAATGGTCATGCCGATCATGATTCCTTTAAACGTGAGAACAGCAGTAGCCACACCGATGATTCCTTCTTTTAGCGGGCCCCACACTTTCATAAACTTATCAAAAGCCGCAGGGAGTTTTTCCGCTATATCTGTTGCTTTATCAATGATGTTTTCTAATGACGGCTGCAACTTTTCATAAATCGCAAGAGCAGCTTCCTGCATGACGGATTTAAAGATTTCCCACTTTCCAGCCACGTTGTCAAGTTGTTTCGCCGCCATTTCAGCCGCCGCGCCATCGGCGTTTTCAAGATCTGTTGTCAGACCTTGCAACTCCTTAGATCCAGCTTTTAGCAAGATGGCCCAGTGTTTAAATGATTCCACACCGAATATCTTTTTCAGCGCTCCTAGTCTTTCTTTTGTTGTCAGACCATCAAGCTTCCCTTCCAATTCAGCAATCATTTCTGGTAATGACATCATTTCGCCTTTCGCGTCAAAGAAGGAAATTCCTAACTCCTCCATTTTTTCACGAGCGCCTTTTGCTGGCTCGGCTAAACGTGCTAAAGAAGAAGCAAAGGCTTGTCCAGCGATCGTACCTTTCAAACCTGCGTTTGCTAACACCATCTGCGAAGCCGCTGTTTGTTCTAAACTCCATCCAATAGTATCAGCCATAGGGGCAACGTATTTCATGGCTTCGCCCATTTGCTCAACGTTGGTATTTGCGTTGGCTTGTGCATAGGCGAATACATCAGCAGAGTGAGCGGCTTTATCAGCACTTAAGCCAAAAGCCGTCATAACATCAGAGGTAATGTCTGCTGCTCGATCAAGTTCCATAGCACCGGCCGCAGCCAAGTTCAACATGCCTGGCATCGCTGAAATGATTTGATTCGTTTTCCAGCCAGCCATCGCTAAATATTCCATACCCTGTCCAGCTTGCGTTGCTGTATATTTAGTTTGTTTTCCAAGTTCCCGGGCTGTCTCGGTTAGCCTTTGTAACTGTTCGTTAGTAGATCCACTGAGAGCACCAACACGACTCATTTGTTTTTCGAACGCCATACCCGTGCCGATAACGCCACCGCCAGCGGCAAGAGCACCCATTGGAGCGCCGATAGCAAGTCCAACCTTCCCTAGTCCGCCAATAACATCAAAGCGCCGTTTTAATTGCTCTGCCTGCCTATTGACCGCCCTTAACTGTTGGCTGGATTGCCTTAAGCTATCACGAAGACCGTCAGACTGCCGTCTGGAATCACGCAGATTGCTGTTTAGCCGTCCGTCCGGTCTTGGCGCTCTAATCCTTGATGTTGAATCACCAAGACGCTGCGCATTGCGCTGTGCATCCCTAAATGATGATGATAGGCGACGGGTGGACTGTGCGGAACGGTTAATGTTTTGCGTCACTCTACTGACCGTTTGCCCCGCTTTTGCTGCCGCTTTATTCATTTCACGCAATTGCCTGTTCATCTTTTCGACTTGTTTATACATCTTCTTAACTTCGTTTGTACTCTTGCGAACAACGTTAGAAAATTGGTCATTCAGTTTAAAAGCTGCGCGTAAATCAAAAGCCATGCCGTCACCTACCTTTTCGCGCCGTTATTTTTCTGCATTTCTTGAATTTCTTCAGCTTCCAGCGTGAGAGAAGCGACTAAAGCGCGGCGGCGCAATGGATCCATTGTCAGAAAGTCAATAATGTCATATTTATTCTTGGTGTTTATTCTGACGTTGTGTGCCATCCGCATCATATAGTCGCTTTTCATTAGTTTTTTAACTCTTCCACCTTTTCAACTTCTTCCTCTTCAGAAGCACCAGAGATTTCATTGATAATTTCGAGGACTCTGTTGATTTCTGCAATGGTGAACATACGGCTAATGGCTTCATTCGTGTCCTTTAATCCGTTTTCTTTGAGAGTCTTTTTATCTCGAAGGTTAATTGGCTGTCCGTCAATTGCTACGATGTGAGCGGCCATCCAAGCGGTTGTATATTCTTCTTGATTAAATTTAGTTTTTCCGCCACCTAAAACAACGGTGTGTTCTTTAGTCAGCATTTTTTGTTCATCCCAAGTAAGAGACGCTAACTCAATTTCTTTTCCTACACGCGGTAAGTATTCTTTCTTCCGTTTGCGTACATCCTTTTGTAGCCATTCACCTAAAATCGCTTGACTCATATTGTTTCCTCCTTGTTTTTGGCAACAAAAAAGAGCTGACGTTTGTCAGCCCTTCTTGTTTATTCCACATTATTAAAGATGTCTTTTGCATCTTGATCGTTTGTTTCAATAACGAATAATCCGTTTTTATCCCAGTCAGCCAGATTCGGAAACCCTTCTTCCGCTTCGTCCATCGCTTCTTGGGATTGATATTCATAAATTTTTACTGGTTCATTTCCATTGTAAAAAATAATTCCATCTATTGCCCCGATCATGCTGTATGCCGGTTTTTCTTCCGGGTCCACCTCGATGCCCTCGCCCTCGAAAGCTTCGATAAATGTATCCATGCTAAGGTCTGATGTTTCTTCGGTAGCATCTGTCGTTTCTGTTGTTCCTGTTGTTTCTGCGGCTTCGTTGTCATCAGCTGAATTACACCCCACTAACGCAAGACATAACAAAATGGCCAATAAAAGTTTTTTCATCATTTATTCCCCTTCTTTTCCTATTTTTCCACATTATATTATATGTCTAATCGAAAAAGAAGGGGAAGTTTATATTAAAGGTCCGGCACACCTTGTACAATCTCGTAATCTTCAGCAACAAACTCAAATTCCTGCTCGACTGGAGAGCCGTGTTCAGCAATAAATACCGGCCAAGATGTGAACTTGATGCCCGATACCTCCACTTTGTACGGACCACGAGCGGCAGGATCTTCATTGACCATGGTCATATTCGTCACAAGCGGCGGGATAGACGGGTCTTTGGCAGCTGATAGCCGCTCGATAAACTCGGAACCGTATTGCGATCCTTTCATAGATCCAGTGATTTCAAACCCTACAAATTTTTTACCGGGGTTTAGTTTGCCGGACTGTGGGATGTCCTCGTATTTTGCTTCTACCTTTAATTCAACACTATGAAATTGAGCCAACCAGCGGCCGGACTCAAAAATTTTGGCATAGGTTCCGGAAAAGGCTTCGTGTGCTTGATTTGGATTCATTATTTACTACCTCCTTGCGACACCGTGATATAAAATTCCTCCATTGTTTCAAGGTCAGTAGCGACCACATCGACAATGACTTGTTGTTTCTGCGGGCCCGGGAGGACTTTCAGCGACCAATCCGGATCAATGATTTCCCGATCAGCAAATGGCTGCATAAACTTCGACTTCAAGTTTCCTTCCGCTGACAGCCGCTGATTAGAGCCGTTCGGAACCTTGCCGATAAACACTTCTTCCAGATAAAATTTGATGTCACGGGTAAAGGTTTGTTTGAACGCCAGATTCTTTAACGATGTAGCGGCAGTAGTAACTCCTCTAACAAGCCGCACCTTGCGTCCTGTATATTCGAACACCATTGCTCCTTTGGATAACGCTTCAACGATCTGTGCGTTTGTTAGACGGACAGAAACGTCAGTCGCTCCTTCTACCTCTGCATAAGTGAGAGATTGAGAGAGCGGAGTGGATGCAAATTTACCAGCAAGCCAGTTCGCTGCTTCCCACGATTTCCATGTGACATCGCCAAACACTGGCGCATTGATAACTGTTGCCACCAATTCGCTTTTATCTGCCACTGCACGAGCAATGCCGGCCGCTGTGTCTGTGTCGTCGTCCACGCCGTAAAATACCGGTAGGTAACGTTCCTCTGTTGCTTGGCTTGTCGCCCAGCCAGACCAGCTTGTGCGTGCGTCTGCTGTGAGCGGATGGTCAAACGTGACCGCTTCAAAGAAACGCAAAGAAAGCGCCGTTTGGGCGCCCGTGTAGTCGTATTCACTTTCTGGTAATTCCGGTGCCTTCTGCGTGTAAACAACCACCTTGCTGGCTCCGCCTTTAAATGCCCGGCGAATATCATCCATTTTCGATGTGCCGATGATTTCTCGCGCCTCTGACAAACTTGTAAACTCATATGCTGTGTCGGGCGTAGCGGAAGCGTTGTAATCTTTCTTGACGATGGCTACCGCTCCGTCAGACCCTTCGATGGCTTCTTCAACAACTTTTGGAAAGTTGAACCAAACGCCGGGCCGCCCTTTATTCATGTCTGTAAAACTCATGGCCTAACCTCCTTGTTAAATGCGATTTCTTGCATCGTTTCAAACTGCTCAACCGACAAGACATCACTTGTCACGGTTTCCAGCTTTGCGAGAATATATTTCAAGTCACTTTCGTTTTCGTTCATGGGGCTTGGGCTGAACGCCTGCACACGGATATACCGCATCGTGTTCTCGTCCTCGTCCAAAAAAGGAATGGTGATGCCATGCACGAACGCCCGCCGAAGTTTATCCAAGCTTTCTACCACTTGGGCAGCGTGGCTGTGAAAGTAGATGACATCCCATGTAGTCACAATGCGCGTTTGAACGCCGTTGATCGCTCTTTCCTCTGGCACTGGATTTATCATGACGAGAAGGTCGCTCTGCGGCGTCTTAGGAAGGTTTAAGAGCGCAATCTTCGCTGTCGGCAACACTTGCTTACAGAACAGCTCTAGCGCGTCCAGTAACGTCAGTGTTTTCATGCAATCACCATCCTTTCGGCCTCATTTTTTGCACAATCGTCCGCTCCACCGTTGCCAGAGAGCGGTCGGGATCGTTGGTTGCTTTCAGCCACTCAAGGGATTTACCGGCTTTTTTCGGCCTGTATCCCTTCTGGCTCCCTACCTCGTGCAAATAGTAGGCATAATTAAAACCGGTACTGGAGTAGGCGTTGGAGATCAGTTCCCCTGCCATTTCAGCCCGGTTTATTTCGGTTTCTATTTCATTTTTTAGGTTACTTGTATCGACAGGAGCCACCTTCTTGGCTTCCATCATCCACTCTTGCAGAGCGGCGTGTATGCCATCGACAGCGGCATTTTTGAGATCATACGGCAGTCTGTTTAATTCCCGCATGGATTCTGCATAGTTTTTAAATTCAATCATCAGCAGTACACCTTCGTATACACAGTTTGCCCGCCTAATCCACGTTTCGGTTCATAACTAAGCGGTTTTCGAACAAATACATCGCCGTTTTCGTTGATATAGGTAACCTTGTCGTCATATCCCACCTTTACCAGCCCTTTGAGTAAAAAGTGCATGTTGCTGACAACCTCTTTGCCCAGCTGGTTCTTTACTTCCTCGATTTTGTCCGTCACTCTTGCTTCATACTGGACAGGCGGACCATGAATAGCCTCGCCATACTTGTTCTCTCCCGTTTTGTGTTCAATCTGAATAATTTGATTGGTGATAATCATATTAACCGACCTACATAAGCACCGGGATTCAACTGTTTAGCAAGGAGCGCAAGTATATCCGGACAGACGCCGGGATAATTCGCCCACCATGATTGATAGGTAGCAGAGTCAGAACCAGCAAAAGTGACAGATACATCTTCAAGTGAATAAGATTTGACACCTTTCTTCTGCAGCTGGTCGATAGCCGACAAGTCACCGCCATTGCTTTTCAACGCACACATCACCTGCATGGCGATAATCTTGGCTGTAATAAGCGGTTCTGCAATGTAAGTGATAAGCAATTCATGAGCGGTAAATACTACCTTCTCCCGCTCCACTTGATCCAGCGCTGTATAAGCTTCTGTATAAGCGAGTTTGTGCAAGTAATCATCGACATCTTGAAAGCTGTACATTACTCGTCACCTTCTTTATTCCGTTGCTTCCGCTGTTTCGGCTGCTCCTTTTTCTCGACTAGTTCACCTAAAGATTCTGCTTGTTGAGCGGTTAAATCCACTTCGTCGCCAATAGGAACGATTTTGCCGTTATGAAGAAGAGTTGTTTTGGCAATATACATATTCTGACCTCCTTTACAAAAAGAAAAAGAGCCCGTTTAAAGGCTCTTACAGTACGTTTAGATGTACGATTGCTTGCGGTCTAGTCAATGCAGGGAATGCCGCTTCCCCGATGATGATTCCTTGTCCTGGAGGGTTTGTGAAGATTTCCGGTTGAGCAAACTTACCAGGCTCATAATTATTTTCCACTGTTGGACCTAAGAATGTTTTACCGATGTCAGCACCGATCAAAACAATTCTTCCATCTGGTAACAAAGGTTTCTCAACGCCATTTTCAACAATCACGTCATCATTAATGGCGTATGGCGGCAACCCCAGAGAAGTAATCACATTTTGCATTTGTTGACTAGTAACAAGACGCCCTTTGTTCGCTTCTCCATTAATCTGTACAGAGATTTGCTCGTTTTGAAGCAAGAGCGCCTCTGTAGCGGATGTCATGTGCATGACAATAGGTTTTTTGCGGTTGTTTTTCGATTGGAATTGCTTAACCGCTGCTTGCAGATCGGACAAAGGCTTTGCTGTCGCTTGATCCCACTTGGTTGTAACTGTGATTTTGTTGCCAGCAGGGATATCGAAAACAACATCAATTTTAACGTCATTTTCTTTGTCTTCGTAATGCAGTTCTCCTTCGTAAATAGCGGCCGCTCGAAGAGATTCTTCCCGGTCATCTACACCTTCTGATAATCGATCCGTCATGTTATATACGTATTCAATAACTTGAGCACGTTCTGCATCAGAACGAGGACGGTTGAATTTCAACAGTTCATACTCGTCAAGTTTTTCTTCATGCTGAATTTTTGCAATCTCCCCGTACATACGAGCAAGCGTCGGCTTGTCACGCAAAGGAGCGGAAGCATTCCAACCCGTGATGCTGGCAGCTTCTGAATATGCACCATCAATCACGTTGTAAGCAAATTGCATGTCGTATGTCCGCTCGATCGGCAAAATGTTTTTCAGTAAATACTCACGAGCCGGAGGGATATTCTGCACGTATCCTGTCAATTGTTCTTTTCCGAATTCATCTAAATGTAATGGCATATTTTCTACCTCTTTCCTTTGTTAGTTTAATTAAATATCGAATGTTAAACGGCCTTTTGTCGCCGCTTTGAAGTTTGCTGTCACACCTGTACATTTGGACTCGATAGGATGACCACCCATCACACCGCCAACAACAGGATTCACGCCCGCTGTTACCTTCACATCATGAGAAGTTAGACAAGCAGCAAGCATTGTTTCTGGTGTATCTGCTTGAACAGGCTCAAATAAGCCGCTCGTTTCGTTTTTAAATACCGCTGTCCCTGCTTTGACATATTGACCAGCTGTAAATTTGGAAGCGTCCAGCGTTAAACCAGCGGTCTTAAATTCCATGCCGACAGTGTTTCGTAAAAATTCCTTTTGACTGATAATCGTGTCACGTTGTGGCTGTAAATTCATTTAGTTTTCCTCCTTTTGGTGTCGCTCTAAGGCTCTTTGTTTCCCTGCTTCATAAGCGTCCTTTGGCTTTGGCGTATTCCCTCTTTGCGGTGATCCTGGTGTGTATCCACTTGGCTTTGGCGGCTCTGCTTCTCCTTCAAACAGATAGCCGTCAGACTCCCTCAACTTGTTCAGCTGGTCATCTAATCCGAGCAGTTTGTCACCATCTAGCTTAATGGCCTCCGTATCCAATAAAGCTTTCACTGCGAGTGGATTGCGTGCTTTAGCGCCCATTAATGCTCGATCCAACGCATAGTCGTAGGTTTGTTTGTGGAGTTTCGCTTCATATTCAGCGGCTTTCTGTTTGTTCGCTTCTTTTAACACTTCTAGCTGTTGTTTCAGCGCTTCATTATTGCCGCTCTGTGCGCTTAATTCCTCTAGCTGGGTGTCACGTTCTTTCAGTTGATCTTTCAACGACTGCGCTTCTGTTTGAGCGGTTTTAAGCTCCTCTTTCGTTGTGTTCACTGTTTTCCCGTGTTCAGCCATAATGGAATTGATAGCTTCCTCTTCTAGTCCCAAGCCTTTTAAAAATTCTCTATTCATTTGTTTCATTACCTCCTACATTTTTTAACGATGTATTGTCACCGATTGGATTGCACATGTAACGCCTGTGCGGTCGATCCACAGCTTTTAGAGTCATCATGGATTGGACATAAAAAATAGCCGCTATCTTAGCGACTTCACAAAGCTTCTATGCACTCGTTCACCATGATTCATTTCCTTTGACCACATTCTCAAGAAAGCGGATTGTTGCTGTTCAATCAACAATTGCAACCACTTCATTCTTCCTCCTCCACCCAATCATCAAAGTCAACGCCATCCGATATGCTGATGATCTTTAAATAACAGCGGCAGTTGCAATCTTCAGAGGGCATGCCAAATAGGCGCGGGGCTCTTGCTCTCGCACCTGCTACATAAAAATAGCCCTCTTCATCTGATTTCTGTCCATGTAAATATCGGTGTGATGGGCGCGTCACTGCATCCCTTAACGCCCACCATTGTGTTTGTATTCGCACACCCTGTTTCTTCGCCTTCTCGATGCTCTTAATTTGAGCCAGCGACTGCATTCGAGCGGTTTCATGCTGCACAATGTTCTTGATCCGCTTTTCATCCGAGCCGACAACCTTCTCCACTCGTTTCATCAGCTGATCTTGTGTTTCGCCTTTCTTCCACCCTTGTTGCAAAGAGCGGCGTAGCTGTTTCAACGTTTTTCTTCGGTTGTAAGTCATCGTCTTGTTGAGCGGATAGCCCTTTTTCATTCGTTCTTGGATTTCTTTCTCTGCCAGTTCCCGGCTGAGTTCCCAACCGACTGCCTTTGAGTATTCCTTCATGTACCGCTCATACGCCCATTTAAATCCACCTAGCGCTTTGTTTAACACGAGTTCCTTCACTTGGTTGTAATGACTCGTGAGAGTGGCTGAAATGGACTGGAAGAAGTTTTTCTTGCGATTCCGCTGGTTCATTTCACGATTAGATAAGATACCGTCTTTTGCATAGGAGCGGTAGGTTTTAAACACCTGTATAGACAGAGCGGCAAGGAGAGCGGCAGCTAACACTTTTGCTTCGGGTGAGTTTTGATCTTGTTCTAGCTCATCCTGCAGTTTTTCATTGTCGATCATGACCGCTCACTCCTCTATTAACGAATGAAATCAAAGCTCTTTTGTCGAACTCCCCGTCTGTTTCGGAAGCGCTCTTTCTTCTCGGCAATCGACTCTCTGATTTCTTTGCGTCGCACGGCAATCTCAGCAGAAATCCGCTCGTGTTCCACTTCACTCTTCTGATGATCTTCAATTAGGTTATTTATAAACGACTCCGCATTCATCATAATTGCTCATCCCCTCCATCATCCGGGTAAGGATTATCGTCAATCTCACCCTCTGCTTTAATCCGCTCTATTTCTTCCTGTATCCAGTCATCAGCGGCGTGAGGGTGAATGGCTTTGATTGTTGTTTCAAGCGATTGCACGCCATCTGTGTAAGCTTTGGCGTTCTCTTCTAATAATTCCTGTCTACTAATCGGCACCATGGCTCTTGTTTGAATTTCCGGACGCTCAATGAGTACCGAAGAATTATCTTGATTAGCTAACCATAGGCAGTTTTCGAATAAGTTTTGCAGGAAGTAGACATATTCCTTTTGGATCTGCTCCGCTTTTGTGATGGAAACGAATAAGTCGTAAAACTTCGCGATGCCCGACTGAGCGGCTTGTTTACTGCCTTCACCTAAATAGAAGTCCACCGCTTTTTCAGATGTGCTCGTTTCCATCAGCATGAGTTTCATTAAATCTTTCACCCATGTAAGATCACCAATCTTAGTGACATCAATCTGAATGATCTCCATTGCTTTTCCTTCTTCATCAAAGGTGACCACTTCTAAATCCCTGTGATCAATTCTGCTTTCTCCACCCGGACCATATCTCTGTAAAGCGGCTTCCTGTAGAGCTGTGAAGATTTCTTTGGATACAGCAATACGAGGTTTTCCATTCCGCTCAAAGGTAATTGCATTACGAGTTAATGTCCAGTTGATTTCATCTTGCTTGCCCTCTTGATTCTTCAGACAGGAGCGGCCGAGCGGATTCATAAATGTTTTCTCGTTAGCCCAATACTCCACGAACGGGCGGGACCGCCCCTCAAACACTCTGTCCAGCACATCTAGTCCTAAGAGTTCTTTTGTTGTCGATTCATCCAATTCAGTTAGCTGTCCGCTGCCTTCCTTCAGTTTGTACAGACGGTTAGTCGTAAGCAAGTTCCCGCGCTCCACCCGTTCTCTATACACATGTAAGTACCGGTCACTGTTGAATTCTCGCTCATACACTAGGTCTACGCCTTTTCCATCATCATGAGGAAAGTAGACATCACGCTGTTTAAAGTCAATCCGAATGCCGTCATCATCCATCCATGGAACACCGACTAAACCGCCGTCTAATTGTTGCTGCACGATGTTTGTCCAGTGCTCAAAGGTGAGGTTGGAGTTCTTTACAATCTGCTCAATCAATTCCTGCTGCAGATCGTACACTGTGTTGTTCGCTTCATTTCCTTCGGGCCCGTCTATCAGATCAGCAGTTTCTTTACCCATAGCTGCCAATTGTTCCGCTTTTGTATTCAGAGAAGAGTTAATCTGTCCAATAGAGCGGCTGACCAACATTGCAGGAATTTCCGGTATCAAGCGCGACACATTCGCCATGATGTACGGCGTTTGCACATTCTTCGCTTTCACTGACCCCTCCGTGATGTTGTCAATGATTTCCCCTTGTTCAATAAGATTCTTGGCTCTGGAGAAAATTTCAGCATGTTTCCCTTCGTATAAATCCCGATAAAAAAAGACGTTCCCATGAACGTCTGTGATTGTACTCTTATTCCATTCTTTTTTTGTCCAGTCAATCATTGATCTTCACCGTACCTGTTCGGATGTCCTGTTCAAAATCTTCCCTTGTATAAAACCCAGCAATTCTAAAACCAGGCCGTAAATTTCTTTCCAAGTCAATCATCGCTTCTGCTTCTTCGATATAAGCCACATCTTTGTTATAGTGCATCAATTCCAAAGCCTTCGAGCGATCCACACTCATAAAGCACTCGTCCATGAAAAGACCTTCATAATTTACCGCACTATACAGCATTGCTTTCTTCATAACAATCACTCCTTTCACCATGCATTGGAACTGCTGATATAAGCGCCCGCTTTCAAGTCTGACACCTCATAATCATCTAACGCATACCAAATAGCAGACAACGTGTGAGGGTCAATAGTGAATTCATCATATATAATTTCATCCAACTTATTTTTCTTATAAGTGAGTGTTTTCAATTCGTATATTGTGTTTTCACATTGATCTGAACAGATGATCTGTTTGAATCGCTTCACTTTTTTCGTGTACGCCAAACGGGAGCCGGCAAACTTCTTTGCTCCCTTCATATTGAAGCCTTTCTGCTGGAAATACTTAATCGTTTTTGGTTCCGCTGAATCTGCTCTTATTAATTCTCTTGTTTTCTTAAACTCCGCAATTTCTTCCGCTGTTTGGTCATCCGTCATTTGGTTTTTGTAATACTCCCAGTAAATATAAAGAATCTTCTTGTCATGATCTACCGCTAATCGAACGATTGCATTGTAGGAGTGTTCAAAACCAAAGTCCATGCCGACTCTTTTTAGCGGGGAGCGGATATCCTGGATAGCTGCCATTACTTTGTCGTGCGATTCTACTTTAAACTGCGGCAATACTTTCACGCCATTCACACCAAAATGACCTTTCCGAGCGACACGGTAAAGGTCTGGATCATACTCTTTCATTTCCTCCAATTGCGCTACATAGCTTTCTGGCAGAAATAAATTATCATCAGCGGTTGAATGGTGATAATACGTATCGCCTACAATAATTGTTTTCTTTTCATATAGTTCATTGTCATCTAAAACCAGCCGCTTGTTTCGCTCATCTTTGAAAAAGTGTTTGAATGTCCAGTTTTCCTCACCTACCGGATTCGTTGAAAGAATCATATGCAGCTTCAATGTTGGGTGACGTAACCGCCCGATCAACTCTTTAAACCCTGCATATTTCACTTCTGAACACTCTTCAATCCAAATGATCGAAATGTTGTTAATGGATTTCAGCTTTTGCGGCTTATCCATTCCTTTGAAGATAATCTTTGAACCGTTCGGAAAGCGGATTTGCATTGGAGAGGTCATACATTTAATTTTGCTGCTCAATCCCATATCTTCAACTAGTTCTTCTAACAGCGAATACGTAGAATCCCTATGTGTGTCGTACACTTCCCGAACAATCAGAGCGGTACGTTTCTCTTCAAGCAGCTTCAATATCAATTTAAGCGCAATGTGATAGCTTTTGCTGGAGCCATAGCCGCCGACTAAAAATTGATACTTCTGCTCCCAATCAAAAAGAAAGTCCTCAAAGCGCGGATTTACTTCTTTCTCGACTGCCAACGTACTCATGAAGCATCACCTTTTCGTTTAATCACAATTTCAATCGGTTTATCATCGTTATCGCCGCTCATCTTTTCTATTTCCGCTTTTGTTTTAGCGATGTCCATTTTGGTTTTTTCGTTTTGCAGCTTCTTCTTATCGTTTTCAGATAACAAGTCCGTGTATTTGGAAAGGAAGTCGAGTGCCCTCATCTTGTCAGCCAGTTTTACGGAAACACCATCTTTTCCTTGCTTCACTTCGGTAATAATAGTTCCATCAACCTCTGCGGACTCTTTAAATTTCACACGATTCATTTCGTATGGATTGCCCAGATCGTCTGTTGCCTCTTCACGACCAAATTCTACGAAGTCTGTTATATCAGCAAAGGCGATGTCGATGTACTTCTGAAGAACTGCGCTCGCATCTAACATTATTCCGTCAGCTACTTCTTTTTTCATGCGTTCAATCTCTGAAACAATCTTAGTATTTCTTAGTAAGCCATGACCATTTACCATTGCTGTTGAATATGCACATTCATAGGCTTTTAAATAAGCTTTCGTAGCATTGAAATACTTCACATAATACAAACAAAAAAGCCATTGTTTATCAGTGATTCCCTCACTTTCAACAATAGGCTCGTTTTTCGTTTCTCTATGCCTGTTCTCTTCTGTTCTTCGCTTGCTGTGCGTTGCAACGTTCTTGCGTTGCGTTGCATTTTCGTTGCGTTGCCAATTCTCTCTGTTTTTCCTACTTCTCAAAGTAGAATCTTTTATATCATGCTTTTCAGCTAATGCTTTTAATGTAATATCAGTGGATTCGTATTCTTGTCTTACCTCATTCCAGTTAATCATGTTACATCAGCCCCGCCTCCAATAAAAAAAGCATCCTTCAAGGGTGCTTTAGAAAAGTTTTATTTGTAATTTATTATCGTTTATTTCGTATCCCATCCATTTCAGTATTTTCATTTCTTTTTCTATACTGTAAAAAGGTTGTTTAGGATACCATTCTTCAATCGTTTTCGCTTTCTTATTTTGATTGCAACCTTCACAAGCGGGAACGACATTGCTTATTGTGTTTGCTCCACCTTTTGAAAGTGGTATTATATGTTCTTGTTGTAGGTCATTGTCTTGCGCCCCGCAGTAAGCACATTCCTCATTAAAATGCCGTAAACTCTCTTTCCAATCAAAAAGGGAAAAATCATTCACAATAGCATTTTCTTTTAAACTTCTTCGGTTAGCTGAGTATATTCGGTGTTGTTCTCTGCATAAGTCACTTTCATAGTAATGCTTTTCGCAGTAACCGTATTTTCTGTTTTTATTTTTACATCCTTCGATTTTACAAGGAACATTAATAAGTTTTTGGACAACTAATGGGTCGCCGTTGGCTTTTAACCTATAATGATGTGTGCGGCATAATCCTTTTCCGTATGCATCACGTTCACAGCCATTAACTGAGCAAACTCTTTTTCTGTGTTTTTTATATAAAGGGTCGCCGTACCTTTCCCATCTATAGTGATGCATTTTACAGTAACCTTTAGCGTGATGTTTCCTTCCGCATTCCTCTACTTCGCATTTTTCTCTATTCTTTGATTGAATTTCCTTAACAACTAAGGGGTCACCATATCTTTTAAATCGGTAGTTATGACTTCGACAATATCCGTTTGCAACATGCCGTTCTTGACACCCTTCTACATTACATATTTTCATTTCCAACACCTCCGACAGTGTGTCCGATTTATTAAATACAGGAAACAGGCTCGGATACCTGCTTTCAGAAAAGGTAGCTACTCCTTCTCCTATCCTGTACTACTATTATACCATGAATCGCCATGCAAAGCCTTATATATCAAGGTTTTTCGGCGCTTTTTACTCGATGCTTCTCTGTCAGTTTCACATCGTATCAACCCCTTGTGTTAATCACTCAATAAAATAGGACAGCCGCTTAGACTGTCTCTTCTTTATCCTCTAGTGTATTAGGATGAATTGGCATGTTGCACAATCGACTAACCCTCAACTTCTTGAGTGGATCTCCAAAACACAGATTGTTATCCTTTAATACTTGATGCAGTATAATAGACACCCGATTAATCATGTCCTCATCCTGCTCCTCAATGCCAGCTTCATAAAACACACCATGCAGTAATTCATGAACAAACACTTGCTCTTTACGGTCAGCAGACAGCTCTTCATCTACTTTGATAACTCCTCTTGTATAGAGTATCTGTCCTAGATGACTAAATTCAGCTTCGAGCCCTCTAACTTCTTGTACATCATAGTTAATGCCGCCGATCTTCACCTTGTTTGGTAACATCCCTTATTCCTCCCACAATACCGCACATGCGATCATGATAGTTACACTCAATGCAATTAATCCATTGAATGTCAAACCGGCTCCTCGTCCACCGTTACGATCTTCTTATACGTAATCCCGTTTAATAGCCCAGCGATGCTTTTAGCATAATCCATATCTCTAAACAGCCTAGCATTTGTTTTGTCGTTGATTAACTCAATGTACTGGATTACTGTGGTTCCGTTGTTCTCTGATACCGTGGGATAATTTGCGATATATAACTCTCCTACTTTGATAAAGTATTGTTCCATGAGGATTCCTCCTTTTTGTCTGCTTGCCACCCGTATGTTTTGATACAGCGCCAATATGGGCACATGACAGCTTTTCCGTTTTGCTTATGGGCGTATAAGCAGGTTTGGCATTTTTTCATGTTGTTTCTCTCCCTTTGTTTTCTCCTCTGCTGATATTACTCAAGGAATAATCTCAGCACAAAAGAAAAACACCCGCCTAAGCGAGTGCTTTATTGTAGTATTCCGTTTTCTTTTGCTCCATCTATAATCCCTTCGGCTAACTCTCTAAAGTCATCCATCATCAAGAAAACGATTTCTCTATAAAGAGTTAATAAACTATCCAATTCCTCATTGTCTTCTGCTCGTGCTACTCTCTTCAAATACGATTCAGCCTTTTTACATACAATATCGTTACCTTGGATAAACGCAGCGTTATATAATTCGGCAGCACGCACTATTGCCGTTTTTTGTTCTTCGGAAAACATTCTCATATCCTCCTTTTGATTTCATCGCTTATTCTTTTTTCTTCTTTAGCCGCAATCGCTTTTTGTTGCCGAATTTCTTTTTCTTGTTTGCTTTGAATGTTAGTTTCCTTTATAAATTCTTTAATCAACTTTTGCGGAACTGAGTATTCTACAGCTGCGTGTTTAATAGCTAATTCTTTCGTTGTGTCATATATAGTTATCAAATCCATCGCAAGGAATATTGCTTTAAATTCATTCCCCTTTAATCGAATCCCATTCTGATTCAATACGTCTATCAACAACCCATAATTAGGAGATTTCTCTCTTGTTTTGTTAGGTTGTTTTCTCCAAATATACTCCCTTACATCCATACGAGCCTTGCCGCGTTCCGCCATTCTCGATTCGTTATTATGAGTCGGATGAATGACATAATCGCCTTCCCCAACGCTCGTTATTGTGTGAAGAACCCAATCATCTTTTATTTTCATCTCTATCTCTTGTGAAGATAACAATCTATTTCCGGAAAAATAGAAAAAACCATCGTCGTGTTTTTCAAGATACCCCTCGAAATAATAATCATTCATTTTAACACCCCTCCATACATACAATTATAATACGTATATACGTACTTGTCAATCGTACGTATGTGTTGTATATTGTGTTTAGGAGGGTTGTGCCATGAAAAAAAAATTTACGACAACTATTGATGAAAATTTAATCAAAGAAGCAAAAATAAAAGCTGTTGAATTAGATGTTAGTGTCGCTGAACTTATAGAAAGATTGTTACGTGACTTTTTGAAGAAGGAAAAATAATCCTTCTTTTTTTGTTATTTCAATAAAAAACAGCCTTGAAGCACTATGCTACAAAGCTGTTCAAAACAAGAAATACGACTCCCCAGCCAATAGAGGTTTTCTCCCTCTAAACTGGACACCCGCCGAAAGAAGGGGATGAAAAGGACGGATGCGCAGTTTACAAAGAGAAAGCCGCCATGTAGACGGCTGATGTATTCATTGTTTTTAGCTGCATGGGTGCGGGGCGTTTTCCAGGCGCTACCCGCTAGTTTTTTTATCGCCTATGTGTTGTAGGTATTTTCCTACAGTACCATTATAAGCTTTTTTTAAGCGTCAAAAGTGCCATAATAGTGCCGATCTTATCTCCAGCCCAATACTTCTCCTGTTGCTTGCATAATTTCATCACGCCATCTGATAGCCGTTCTTCTTCCCACATTGAGTTTCTTAGCTAGTCCATCCCATGTATAATCTTTCTTTGCTGACCAGTACCGCAAGCGAACCAGCTTCTTATAATCGTCCGGCAGAGCGTTAAAGACTTTCTCGATGGCTTCTGCTATTTCTTCAAGGTATTTCAGCTTCTTATTCATCGTTAAGCGAATTGCGATAGTTTCGGTAGGAGCAGACGGGAGGGAAGATCGCCCTCCCCCTACATTCTCATCCTCGTTGTCTGTGCAGAACATAATGTGTTCTCTGATTCTCTTGATTTCCGTAACTGTATCATGATAAGCGAACCATTCCGCTTCTATATGCTTAAATGTCGGTTTTGTTAGTTTGATTGCTCCCACTCTGTCTGCCCCCTCTGGTTATTCTGCTTTGTTTGTTTCCTTCGGTCGCTTCAATTCCTTCTCATATTGCCCAAGTTGATTCCAAAAATCATACAGCTGCGTTTCTAAATGCCGCTGTTGCCGTTTCATCTTCACTAACTTGATCACTAAGAAGTTGAATCCTGAGAGTAATACTGTGATCGTTGCCCATATTCCTATCATGAAATATCATCCTTCCTGTTTGCGATAACTTCTAACAGTTTGAACACCGCGCCACCGAAGAAGAAAAACACATAGTATCCGGCTGATGTTAACTCAATCCCTGTCCATTCCTTCACACCTTGGATAAACAGGCTATCAAATTCAAAAAGACTCAATATAAAAGCGAGCAATAATCCCTCGATCATTTCGCTCCACCTTCTGCATCAATTGCTTTAAGCATGTCTTTGAGAGTGTTTTGCATCCCTGCATATGATTGAGCAATCCCTTTCCAAGTAACGTAATAGCCCTCGTATATGCCGCTCTTTTCTAGGTTGACTCCTTCAGCGATCTTACTCTTATAGTTTGAGTCGTTAACAGCCATCTTGTTTGTTTCCCGCTCGTACACATACATCTGACCGCGCTCTGTGCTAGCCCGTCCAAAGTAAAATTGATACTGGCTCTTATAGAATCCCGCTATCTTCCATGCTTCCCGTTCTGCTCGGTTGTAGTAATGTTCCAGCTTCGCAATCTGGAAGGGAGATAACGAGTCAATGTGTTCTTCCATAGCGTTAATGGATTTCAATAATTCGTTATGAGTCGTTATCGCTCGGGCTGCTCCTGTTGGCAGTTCCTCCTTGATTGCTTCTTTTACTTGTTCAGGAGAAAGGATTTGTTCTTGCGCCGGCAGATTCATGCTTTAACCTTCACTTTCAACAGAGACTCAAAACAAGTCTCACAGTAGTGTGAACGTGGATTTTCTTTCTCTTTGCCGCAATTAATGCAATGTTTTGGAATCATCTTCTCACTCCTCTTCTTCAACCTCATTTGAATCCGTTGTATTTTTGGAATGCCTTAATTTCCTCTATATCTTTGATGGATTGTTTTAATTTATCTAACGTGTCTTTGTATATCAGATAGCCCTTCTTGTCGATCTCTGGGCAATCTGGATGCGTTTCAAGCCATGAATATTCATCATAAGACCTGTGTAAGTTGTATCGGTGTGCTTCGCAATGCGGGCAAAATCTTTCTGTTTTTGTTAATGCACCTTTAAGCTTCGAATCATAGTATTTTATAATTTGTTGATATGCTCTTGAATACTTACTGCATGTATCACATTTGAAAAGCGTATTGGCTGCTTTTATAGCATTTTTGAGATTCCATTTTTCTTTTTTACGTTCCTGTACAGCTTCATATATTTTGGACGCCGATAGAACAATCCCAAGCACTCCACCAAAAAACACAAGAACGAATAAGAAGCCCGCAAATGGGTTCATCTTCTCCGCACCCACTTTCCTTTTTTCTTCGTCATGACAACTAGTTCTGCTCCATGCTGCTGTTCAAAGAGTTTTCGTCTTAACGGGAAATCCCTAGATACCGGACCGCTCGTTTTTACGTCAATCACTTCCCGCCTACCGTTTTTATAGGTGACAAGGAAATCAGCTGTGTAAATCGCTCCCTGTTTCGTTTTGACACCTTTCCCTCTGCACAGAGTACATTTGTTTAGGTTGCCCGTTTTCTCGTTCCTGCGGCTTCCTGCGCCGTTACAACGCGGGCATGTCACTTCATATGGTTCGATGATCGTAAACTCCGGCTGTAGCTGTATGCTCTCCACAGCCGGGTTGTTTTGTAGTTCGATGTAGTAGTCTCTCTCCCAAGCAGAATCCCAGATGATTCCGTCGTATTCCACTTTTTTAACGTTGTATTTCACTTCCTACCACCAACAAACTCGTTATATAACCCCTCAATACTTTCATCTTTCATGCAATCAAAGTAACTTCGGTTATATCCAGTGAAGGTGATTAACCACTCAATGAGATGTTCGCGCTCTTGCTTACTCATTCTTCATCCTCCCTGCTTGATTTTTCCGCCCGTTGATATAATCATCTGGTACCAGCGCATACACCTTGCCGCTGATATGTAGCTTTGTAGGTACGCCGTTCTTTTCTTTTAGCACGGTAGCCACTGGCCGGTATTTGTCTCCTTTTTGCCGCATTACTTCACGTCCACTCGTTTCATGCTTGCTTCAGTTGAAAAGCCTTCTGGATATCGCTTTTTCAGCTTTTCTATATTCATTCCAGCTGCTTCCTGCAAACTAAATCCATAAAGAGTAGCAATGCCAGCTAGGTAATGAAGAACATCCCCTGCTTCTTTCTTCACTTTCTCTAAATCCGCCGGATGCCCATGAAAGATTTCTTTCTTGATAAGGTCTCCCAACTCCCCAGATTCGCCCATCAACCCAAGAGAGTAATTAGCTACCGCCAAGAATCGTTTCTCAGCATTGTCATGATCTGGCATAGTTCGTTTACTTAGTTCTTGATATTCGTTAAAGTTCATCATCTAGCACCTCGTCTATTTTGATTTGAATCTTTTCAAACTCCACATCTTCTTCCTCTTGCTTTTTCTTGCATACCGGCCCCATGCCTACATCTATGCTCTTTTGCGATCTTAACGGGCGGTTGCAACGCTCACATAGTTTCATTGTGCTTTCCTCCCTAACTTGTTAAAGGCGGTGCGTTCTTTGATTTGTCGATGTGTATGTGTGGGAATCGTGACAGCTTCCTCTTTCGTATATCCGCGATATTTCCATCTTGCATAAGCAGTAGCATGCTTGATCCCGTTTTCCTTCATCTTCTGTTTTTGTTCCGGGCTAAACACACAATGCTTTTCTTCAAATCCTTTTTGCAGTCGCTCGAAAGTTTCTTCCGGGGTAAATTTCGGGATCGCCAGAGCTTCATCACGGCTGATCCCCCACTTCCTCATTCGTTCTCTAACTGTTGATTCACCTAATTGGCTTTCTTTCAGTTTCTTTCGTTGTTCTGGTGTCCAAGGTTCTCGTTTAGCCGTTGGCTCTGTTATCGCTCGGTCAATGTCAAACCCGCCGTATCTGACTCGATATTCCAAGGTCCTGCGATTGATTCCGTTCTTCTCAGCTGTTTCGTAATCTTCAGGAGTGATGTACGCATATCGTTTCAATGTTCTTCACCCTTTCGCCGCTGCAGTTCTCGTACAGCGGCATATTTCTCTTCTAAACTGCAATTCTCATAGAGACAGATTGTAAGTAGTTGTTGTTTAGTTGCTCTCTTCATGGTTTCACCCCAACCTATGTCTGCTCAGTGTTTGCTCATAAGCGTTGACCAAGCTATAAATTAAAACCCAGTTATCTTTAAACTTGTTGTACTTGCTGTTTCCACAAATGTTTAATGTCACGAGTTGGGCGCTTCTAGCTGGTATGATGAATATATTTTCAATTTCCTCTCTTTCATCTAGCGCCACACAAACGTATATATCGCAGGTTGCATACTTTTTATGCAACGCGAAGGTATGTGCTCTTGTTCCGAAATGAAGATGAGGAGCTGCTACTTTGACATCCACCTTCACACATTCATTTACCAGTAAATCGTAAGGGTGTTTTGTGCTCATTTCTCGCACATACAAGTGGTTTGAAAACTCTTCTATCTTTTCTTTGATTATCAATTCGTATTTATTGCCTTTAACTGTTTCAGAAGACTTTAATTTAATTCCCAACCTCTTTGCCCATCCAGAGTATTTCAATTTAGATTTAGAAATGGCACAATGAAGGTCATTTCTGCCAATTGCCTGTAATTCATTAGCAACCGGCATCCGTTTTATGTGAAGTGCTTTCATGCATTTAATGATTTCTTTTTCTATCAATTCATCCGTCCACATCTTCTCCCGTTCTTTCATCGGAATGTTCAACCTTTCGGACCATTGATACATTCCACCTGTCAGACCGATCGCTCTTGAAAGGCCAGTCAGCTTGTTTTCTCTCATTTCTGTACTTGTCGGCATTCTTTGGACACCTAGCTTATCCATGAGCCCTAAGACACTTTTCTCTATCGCTTCATCAGTCCATTTCATTAGCTACACTCCTTCAAAAGGGTAATGAATCATCTATATCAATTGGTTGCCCATTATTTGCGAATGGATCTTCATCTGCTCGTGTATATCCCTGGTTGTTTTGCTGCCTGCTTTGATTCTGTTGCTGGCCGCTGCCTTTCGGTTCAAGGAACTGAACAGACTCAGCGACAACCTCGGTCACGTAAACACGCTTCCCGTCTTGCCCCTCATAGTTCCGAGTCTGGATTCTTCCGTCCACTCCAGCCAGAGAGCCTTTCTTCAGGTAGTTAGCCACATTCTCAGCTGGCTTTCTCCAGACAACACAGTTCACAAAATCCGCTTCTCGTTCTCCTTGCTGGTTAGTGAAAGAGCGATTGACAGCTAGTGTAAAACTGGCTGTCGCTACTCCATTCGGTGTGTAACGTAATGTAGGATCGGCAGTTAATCGACCCACTAAAACAACTCGGTTCATCATGTTTATTTCCTCCTGTTCGGTTGCTTGTTCTCGTTTATTGACGATATAGTTATATTGGTGAATTATTGATTTTTTTAGATTTATGCACCAAAGGTTTATATCACAGTTTCAACGAGTTACGACATTAATCTATTGGTATTTCAGCTTTACATTTATCAATAAATTCACTGTATTTATGGTTTTCTCCAACCACTCTTTTCAAATCATGTAGAGCATAATGCTTTAATGAACTTGTTGGCAGCCTTCGAATTGACCACAGAGCGATAGATACTAATTCATCAACTTTCTCGGCTTGTTCTACGCACCAATCCATCTCTTCAATCGAAACGTTGATATAATTGCTGACGCCGTTCGAATCTTTGGTGATGCGACTTTTAATATCATTTATCTTAAAATCATAATGACAATAGCATCGTTGACAATGTACTGGCTTTCTTGTTTCAGCTTCGTTTAAAATATTAATACCGCTACATTCAGGGCAGGTACTTTGATATTTCGTTTCCCTCATTTTCGTCATCCTTTCAATGTCGCTTCTTGCGTCTACTTCGCCTTATACTCCCACACGTTCCCTCGCTGGATTAATACATCATGCGTCTTACTAAATCCGCTCATTTTCTTAATCTGCTCTTTGTTGACTACCTTTTCAAAGACAGTAATGATTGTCAGTTGCTCATTGTCCAGTGTGGCTGCTTTAGTTTCAACAACGCGTCTGGTCACGCTTCATCCGCTCCTGTTCGTCCATATAGGTTTCGAATGCCTTTTCAGTGGTATTTGGTATCAAGCCTGCTTTGAACAAGTCGAATTTATCTGCCCAATACCATTCCCCAAACTGCTGAGCCCGCTGTTCTCTCAGCATGTCTGCAAATTTCCGATTAGTGTGAGCATCTGAATGATGATCGTTGCATAGTGGCATGAGGTTTCTGTAGCCACCGCGGCCCTGTTGGCTCCTGTACTTTACATGGTGCATTTCAATTCTAGGATCGCCGCACATCACACAGCATTCGCCAAACGCTTCAATTGCCCGATTGTATTCTTTTTTGCTGATTTCTCCTCGTACCTTTGCTTTCGGGATCACTCGGCCTTTGTATGTCTCGGCTTTTCGTTTCTGCTTTTTCGGTCGGCGGGGTTTGAATTTAGGTCTGTCTTTCTCTTTCTTCTGATGACCGGCCAGCTGCTGCTCTTTTGAATAAGGAGAGAATTCTAAGCCCATCAGACGGACACCTTCGGCATGTAGATTTCGACTAATCCCCATAGATGGCGATTCTCCTTTGTTAAAACCTCCATACTCTCTTTTAGGCTTCTGAACGAGTGCCGCAAGTTCTCCAACTCGTAATCCTGCTGTTCCAATCGCTTCTGAGCCAATGCTCCTTCGTCCCGAGCCATCCGCAAGGCTTCAGCCGACTTCGTATACTCCTCACTCACTCGATCCAGTTCACTTTCAGCTGTTATTCTAGCTTTGGTTAAGTTATCAATCTCTTCTCTATATTCTTTGTTGTCGTTGGCTAATTGAATGTTTGCTTGTCTCAAGGCTTCTTTATCGTCATCACGCTGGCTTAGTTCTTTTTCTGCTTTCTCCGCTCGTTTTTGCCAAGCTGCTTTTTCGTTTTCTAATTGTTTGACCGCCGCTTCTAGCACTTCGTATTTGCGCTCTCCTGCTGGTTCTACTGTCTGTTTGATAAGTTTAGTAGTTTTACTCTCGGTTTTATTTCTCAGCTGTTTGAGAGCTTGTTGAATAGCTTGTTCGTTCTTCTTTGCCCATTTGTGCACTGTTACGTCCGATACACCTTTTATCTTCCCAATTGCCACATACGATTTATTTTCAATATGCTTCAGCTTAACAAATTCATCGACCGTCATTTCTAATTTTCTCACTTGTTTCTCTCCCCTTTCGTATGCGTCCCAATATTTTGAGATACTTCTTTGCAATCTTGACACTTGAACTTGACTTACCCCTAAGATCTTGCCGATTTCATTCTGTGTTTTATCCTCAAGCCGCAACTGCATAATCAGCCTTAACTTTTCAGGCAAGAAGCTTAAAAACTCTTCTACAATCAATCCGCTCATGTCTTGCTTTTTTCCGACTATTTCGGATACGGATGAAGCCGAACCATCTTTTCCTTGGACGTCTGCATCTAAATGTGTAAGATTCATATCTATAAATTCAAGCGCTGTTTCCACGTCGTTGACAGGGTACTCGATTTTCTCTGCTATTTCTTTCGAATCGTAATCCTGCAGCTGTTGAGTATTTATTTTTGTAATAATTTCTTTGACTGATCGACTTATTTTCATTTCGTAACCCTCATCGCGAATCAGTCGTTTGATTAATCCTTCTACCCAAACACCCAGAAAAGTGATAAATTTAACACCCGCTTTACTGTCAAATCTCTCAAAAGCCTTAATCATTCCTTCTTTAGCAACAGTCATTAAATCATCTAATTCTAGACCGTGCCGATATGCTCTTTTTACAAACTTGTGAGATAACTTATACAAAAACTTGTGGTATTTCTCCCACACATCTTCTAGAGACATGAGCTCCCCATCAATCTCCCTTTGCACACCCTCACTTCCCTGTCATGATTTCTTTTATCAAT